GAAACCCTAGGTGTCGCGAGATGTATGGGGGGGGAGGGGGTAGGTTGTGTTGGTAGATATTTGTGGTACATCCCCCATTCAGAAAAAGCTAAATTCAACTCCAAAGGAACAAAGTGGAACAATTGAAAAGAGGAAGAGGAAGACCAAAGGGGAGTGTCAAGATGACCATACAGAGGTTTGCTGACAACCCACCTGCTATCTTGCCTAAGACAGACCACCAGAGGCTCAAGGAGCTAAAGGAGTTAATGATTAGGAGTGGAGGTAAGGATGTGGCTCAGAAGGTGATAGAGATAGCCCTTAATGATGACCATCCCCATCAATTAGTAGCTTTAAAGATGTGTCTTGATAGGACTCTACCTGTTTCTTTGTTTGAAAAGGATAAGAGTCAGAGAAGTGCAGTCACCATCAATATCACTGGTTTAGGACAAGAACCTACTATCCTTGAGACCGCAGAAGATGTAGAATATAGGTCAGCCGACTCATAATGAGCTTTCAACGCGTGTGGGGTGCGTGTGGCAATACACCCCAATCCTTCTGAAAGAGGACATATGACAAACCTACAATGCAATGCCTGCAATGGCATCTTTCCGCTATCGTGCTTTCACAAGGCAGTAACTACTAAGCGTGGTTATCAATACAAATGCAAGTCTTGCGTTTCCGTATACGATAAGTCTCCGACTCCTGAAGTTAGAGATAAAAAGCTCTCTATGTTAAAGCAATGGAGAGAAGATAATCCTGAAAAGCGAGAGGCTCAAAAGAAACGTCATTACCTAAAGAACAAAGATAGGATTGACCAAAAAGCTAAGGATTGGTACAACAATAACAAAGAACGATATTATGGGAATGCTATTCTTAGGAAGTATGGCATTACGCTTGCTGAATACAATGCTTTAAGACAAGAGCAGGGCTATAGATGCGCTATTTGTGACGATCATGAAAAAGACGTTGGTAAAAAGATGTTTATTGACCACAATCACGATACTGGCAAAATACGTAAACTTTTATGTACAAAATGCAATGTTGGCATAGGCATGCTAAAAGACAGTGCTGAAGTGCTTTTGAAGGCCGCCAAATACTTACAGGAACATAATGGCTGATTTAAATTTCTCGCTTCTACCTTGGCAACAGGAAGTATTTGGTGACAAAAGCCGATTCAAAATCGTAGCTGCTGGGAGGCGATGTGGCAAGTCTAGGTTATGTGCTATCACATTGATTATCGAAGCCCTAAGATGCCCTCAAGGGTCTGCTGTGCTGTATGTCTCTCCTACAATGGGTCAAAGTCGGCAAATCGTTTGGGATTTATTGCTTGACCTAGGTCGAGACGTTATCCAGTCTAGTCATGTCAATAACCTTGATATAACCATGATTAACGGGGCAAAAATCTATGTTAGGGGTGCAGATCGTCCTGATACCTTGCGAGGCGTATCGTTAACTTATGCGGTGCTAGACGAAGTTGCTGACATTAAGCCTGAGGCATGGGAGCAAGTTATTCGTGCGAGTTTGAGTGATAAAAAAGGTCGTGCTCTATTTCTGGGAACTCCAAAAGGGCGAAATTGGTTCCATGACTTGTACAAACTTGGTGAAGATGGCAGTGACCCAGACTGGAAATCTTGGCATTTCACTACTGCCGACAATCCACTAATTGATCGTTCGGAAATAGAGTCAGCCAAAAAAACACTATCCTCATTTGCTTTTAAGCAGGAGTTTTTAGCTTCGTTTACCAACGCTGGTTCGGACATCTTTAAGGAAGAGTGGATCAAATACGGGGTTAAGCCTGAACATGGAAGCTATTACATCGCTGTTGACCTTGCAGGGTTCGAGGAAGTTGCCAAACAAGCAGCTAATTCTAAAAAGCGTCTGGATGAGTCTGCTATCTCAATCGTTAAGGTCACAGAGGATGGGAAGTGGTTTGTTGAGAAGATTGAACACGGGAGATGGGATATCCGTGAGACCGCCTCCAAGATTCTGATAGCCATTAGGGACTACCGACCCCTTAGTGTAGGGATAGAGAGGGGGGCGTTAAAGAACGCTGTTTTGCCCTATCTAAGCGACCTTATGAGAAAGAACAACACCTTTGCCCATATCGTAGATTTGACGCATGGGAATAGAAAAAAAGCAGACAGAATCATCTGGGCTTTACAAGGTAGGTTCGAGCATGGCAGAATTGTGTTAAATTCGGAAGAAGATTGGGATGAGTTCGTAGACCAGTTAATCCTGTTCCCCGCACAAGGGGTTCACGATGACTTGCCTGACTCCCTTAGTTACATTGACCAACTTGCTGTCACTTCGTATATGGAAGAAGATGACTCCGAGGAATGGGAACCAGTAGATATTATTAGTGGGGTATAAGATGGAATATCAAGAACCAACCGAGTCCGACAAGGAAATAGTTAACTTTGTTGTTAACCATTGTGATCGTTGGAGGGATTGGAGAGATGTTAACTGTCTTGATGATTGGCTAGAGTACGAGCGCATCTTCAATGGTGAGTGGGATGTCCAAGACAAGACCCGTGAATCTGAACGCTCAAGAATCGTTACCCCCGCTACCCAACAAGCCGTAGAGACACGCCATGCCGAGATCATGGAAGCCATCTTTGGTCAGGGTGAGTTCTTTGACATTCAGGACGATATTCGTGATGTCAATGGTAGCCCCCTAGATGTTGCTGCTATCAAAGCACAACTCATGGAAGACTTCAAAGTAGACAAGATTCGCAAGTCTATTGACCAAATTGAGCTGTTGGCTGAGATTTATGGCACAGGCATCGGTGAGATTGTTGTCAAAACAGAGAAAGTCTTTGTTCCCGCTACTCAAGCTATTCCTGGTCAAATGGGACAAGCCGCTATCGGAGTGGTAGAACAAGACCGCATCGCCGTCAAGATTGTTCCTGTTAACCCCCGTAACTTCCTGTTTGACCCTAATGGCACATCTATTGATGACTGTATGGGTGTGGCTATTGAGAAGTATGTCTCTATCCACAAGATCGTTAAAGGTCAAGAAGAAGGCATCTACCGAAAAGTAAAGGTCGGTACTGACTCGATGGACACAGACTTAGAGCCTACACAAGAGGTTTCTCAGTACGAAGATGACAAAGTAAAACTTCTTACTTACTATGGATTAGTTCCCCGTGAGTACCTAGAACAGTTGGAAAACGAAGATGGTGAAGTAGAGGATTTCTTTCCTGAAGACACTATCCAAGATGAGTATTCCGATTTGGTCGAAGCAATCGTGGTGATTGCCAATGATGGGACGCTTCTCAAAGCAGAAGCCAATCCATACATGATGAAAGACCGCCCAATCCTTGCTTATCAGGACGATACAGTTCCTAATCGCTTGTTGGGTCGTGGTACTGTTGAGAAGGCTTACAACTCACAAAAGGCTATTGATGCCCAAGTGCGTAGCCACTTAGACTCTCTTGCTTTGACAACTAGCCCAATGATGGCTATGGATGCTACTCGCCTCCCCCGTGGTGCTAAGTTTGAAGTAAAGCCAGGTAAGGCTATTTTGACAAACGGCAATCCAAATGAGATTCTGTTCCCGTTCAAGTTCGGCAATACTGACGGGTCTAACCTGACAACTGCCAAAGAGTTTGAGCGTATGCTTTTGATGGCAACAGGCACTCTTGACTCACAGGGAATGATTACTGCGGTGTCCAGAGATGCTGGTCAGGGTGGTATTTCGATGGCTACTGCCTCGATTATCAAGAAATACAAGCGTACCTTGGTGAACTTCCAAGAGGATTTTATGATCCCCTTCATCACCAAAGCCGCTTATCGCTATATGCAGTTCGACCCCGAGCGTTATCCTACTGTGGACATGAAGTTTATTCCCACGGCAGCGCTTGGAATCATTGCTAGAGAACATGAGCAACAACAGTTCATTGCCCTACTCCAGACTCTTGGCCCTAATACTCCTGTTTTGCCTATCATTTTGAAGGGCATCATGGCTAATTCTTCTCTGTCAAACAGATTTGAGTTGATTGAGATGTTAGACAAGATGGCTGTAGCTGATCCACAAGCCCAACAAGCGGCTCAGATGCAACAACAATTGGCTATGCAACTGGCTCAGGCTCAGATTGCTGTCCAAACTACACAAGCAGAGCAGAATAAGGCAGAGGCTCAAAAGTTATTGACCGAAGCCCAACTGATGCCTATTGAGTTGCAAGCAAAGAGTATGGCGGCTAATACCAAGAACCTCCCAACTGATGACGCTTTGGCTTCACGAGAGTTCGATAAGCGGGTCAAGGTTGCTGAATTGATGCTGAAAGAAGCAGATATTCAGAACAAGGCTAAGATTGTTGAAAAACAGATGACTAGACAATGAATCCAGAGCTGCAAAAGTACTATGAAGAGAGATTCTCCACAATGTCCACACAAGGTTGGATAGATTTGATGGAGGATGTTGACAAAATGATAGAACCTTTGAATAATATTTCAACAATTGCAGATGAAAAAAGTCTACAATTCAGAAAAGGTGAGTTATCTATACTTATTTGGCTGAAAAACTTGAAACAAGTCAGCGAAAGAGCATTTGAGGACTTAAATGAGAAGAATGTATGAATTTGCCTGTATAAACGGGCATAAGACAGAGAGATTTGTTGTTTATGAGACAACAAGTCTGAAGTGTGAGTGTGGT